ATGAAAGACATTATGCTTTGCTCAGTCTTAACAGGAGAAAAAATGAAAACTTCCTATTCAACAAAGCGCATTGTGACAATAGCGTTAAAATTGCTCGAAAAGCAGATGAAAATAGAAAATAACCAATTCACAAAACCTAATCAAGTCATTGACTACCTTAGACTAAAATTAGAACAAAAAGAAAGAGAGCATTTTGTTGCTATGTACCTGAATAATCAACATCAGTTAATTAAAGTAGAAACACTTTTTATGGGTACAATTAACTCTGTGGAAATCCATCCTAGAGAAATAATTAAACAAGCACTTAGGTATAATGCAGCAGCAGTTATTTTTGCCCATAATCATCCATCAGGCGAATCGCAACCCAGCAATGCAGATCGTAATATCAATCAAAAGCTAACAGAAATATTAAATATCGTTGGTATCCGAGTATTAGATCACATTGTGATTGGTCAACAATCATATTTTTCCTTTGCTGAACAAGTGAATGAGTAATTTTTGAAAATTTATTTAATATTTATTGATCGTTTCTAACGATCAATAAGATCTTATTGATCTGTTTAAACGATATGACTTCATTTAAATAATTGATGAAAATATAAAATTAATTAAAACAATAGCTAGTATGTTTCAAGTTAAGTTTTGGTTACCACACAAAAATACAATTTAAGTAAAGCTAATTAATTCTTTTTTTTATAAGGAATAACAATGAAAAAAATAACAATTGTTTTATCAGTACTGATTCTTACTGCATGCGGAGACTCATCACAGGTTAAGCAAGTTAAAGATTATGTGTATGACAATGTCGACTCAACTCTTACTGTCGGTAATGCGCTTGATAACCGAAATATCTGTAATAAAACGAAATGGGATTCATATAAAGATGAACGAGATCGAAATATTGTTGAATATACTTGTGAATTTAAAAAGGATCGTCCAAATCAATTTTTAAACCTAACATTTTCTGGCATAGCTGGAAATTTAAAAACTATGCTTGTAGATAAAAATATCAATATTACATTAGATGATTATGCAAAATTTAAAGAAGAGGAAGAACGAAATAAGAATAAGAATGTCAAATATCCCCATTATACGGTGTATAAAAATCACATTGATGCAAAAGCTAGAAGCTACATTGAAGCGAAAGCTAAACTGGTTATTTATGATGAGTTGAAGAAAGCACTTCTTGAAATAGAAAAAAGCAATGCTTTAGCTCGCTATCAGGAAAATAGGAAATATCTTTTATCAAATAAAGCAACAATAAAAATGGAAGTAAGTGATTATGTTGAAATAGAACATGATAAATAATAATAGAATGATGAGATAAATGGGATATAACAAAATAAACAGGGAAATAATGAAATTGTTTTTTGAAAAAGTGTTGCAAAATATGAAATAAAAATTGCCTAAAAAATTTTGCTCTAAAATTAATTAGGCGTCATTAAAATCAAACAGTGTTGGTTGTTTTTCTTTTATCATTCGTTTATGAACTCGGTCGATTACTTTTCTGATACCTCGTTCTGTCATTTTATATTTTTGACTTAGTTCTGCGTAGTTATTGCCTTTAAATGCATCATAGATTTGCAAGTCTCGTTGGTTTAGTTTGAATCTGTAGTCGCGTGGAAACGTAATGTTCTGACCGCCGAACAGTTCTGAAATTGTATTTGCAATACTATCGCCAAGATGAACCGCAATGTCTTCAGGTAGACCATAATCCATGGCTTCATTAGCCACAGATAATGATATATGCGTTAGCAGTTCATGACGTTTAATAGATATTGCAGACTTAGTCATAATTTACGCTCCTGTTTTCTTCTTATACCAATCTAGTGCGCCTGGTATATTTTTTTCTAATTTACTAAAGTCAACACCAGCCCTATACATCTGTTCAAAATACTCTTCATTACTGCTACGAACGGGTTTGTCTTCTTCTTTATGTTCAACATATGCAAATAAATGCTTAGTAGAATCATAAACTGACTTTAGATAATTATGATTTTTAAACGGTTTGTACTCACTAGTTAAACGCTTAGCGTGAATATTATTAACTGTTTCCCGTAGCGCGTGTGCTAGATGTCTACTTGGTTGAAAAAGTTGTAGTACCTCATTAATTAAGTTTACTGCTCTAGAATTACTTAAATTTGATTTTTGAGTACGAAATAAACCAATATAGGCAATCATCGGTTTAGCACAGCCATAGCTTAAATTACTTACTAATATAAGTAGTTCTCTGCCAGAATCATCTTCGACTAATGCTTCTAAATTAATTTCGTTATGACAAATTGGGCAACGTGTTAATTTCATACTTCTTCCTTTATATGCGTGCTTGCCAACTTTTTAAGCTTTCAATTACAACCATTGCTTGTTTTTGGGTAAGCCAATCCATCACTTCAACACCAGTAATTCGTTTTACATAAGAATTGATAGCTTTTTCAGAACGATTTTTGATTTCACCTGCATCAGCTAGTGCTAGCCATAATGATCGTATTTTTTTATGAACTGGTTCTGTAGCAGTTATCTTCCCCGTTTTTTTTGATGATTTAACTTTAAAACCTTTTGATTTAAGGTTATTTAGAATTTTTTCCAGTTCCCAAACAGTCATATCCTTGGTGCTAGTTTTTTTAGTTATATTCAGTAATAGATGACGATAGGTATCGTCATCAAGATTAAGTTGAGATTTTGCAATATGGATCAGTTTGATATATTTAGATTTCATCTATTTAACCCCTATTAGTGATGGAGAATAACCTGAACTTGATACACCATGATTCAATTGAGCGGTTTTACCTTGTAAGTAACCAATAAATTGTGAAGAGTCTGAACCATTACACTTTTTAGCATCTCTAACCTTAGCTGGTGATAAATCTTTTGTCTTTCTATATTCAGCTAATAGATTTAGTTCCTCATCAGTCATTGCGAAATCTTCAATTAATTGATAAACACCATTAACCCAGCCAACACAGAACGCATCAGCTCGGTTGATTTTAGTGATTTTTTTACAATTACCATTTTGTTGCGATAAGAATTCTTTTCGAGCTTTAACTAATTGAACACTTAAAACGTCAAAGGTATAAGCTGCTAATTGTGGTCGTTCCCTAAGTCCATAAAATGAAACCTTTCGTTTATTGTTTTCCCAAGTAAAGTAAGCTCGCACGCCAAATGCGCTTGTAATGATACTTACTAATATTGAAAAATATCTTTGTTCCTCAATTTCAGATAATTCCACATCTTTATTACTGATATTATGTTTTACCATCAATTTGATGGCTTGATTCATAGCAATAGCAGCTTCGTTGGGATTTGTTGATTTCGCTAACGCTAAAAGTTTTTTGATTTTTTCAATATACTTTTCATTATTATTTGTCATAAAAACACCTTAAAAAACTAACAAAACGCTGTTTTAATGTTTTAGCTGATTTTAATTTTACATATTCAGTATAGAGTTCATCGTACAGTTTTCCATCAACATAGCCCTGACCAGTTACTTCACGCATAAATGAATGTTCATGACTGATTGAAATATAATGGTCGGGCATATAACGTTTAGGGCTAGAAAATTTAGCCATTAGCTAATTCCTCTAGCTCGTCAATGATGCGATCCGCTTCAAACTCAGATAAACCATACTCTTTACAGTGAACTATAAAATTAGCTGTCTGGCTTAATATAAATTGATGCAAAATATAAAAATCTTGTGTTTGCATGATTAGATAATCTCCTGTTCAAAAGGTACTATCGCAAAATCCTCTACATCTTTTTTGATAGTGATGCCAGGAACATGTGCTACTGCATTTGGTTCGTTTAAAATGGCTTCTTTATTGATTTCTTCTTTTGTACGTATAAAACGATTCAATTTCAGTTCTTTCAATGCCTCAATAACTGATTCTGAACCACGAATAGTGCATGATGGTGGTCTATTACGCCATTGCACTTCACCAGTAACTAAATTGGCTGATTTAACTTTACCATTGTTGGTTAATTCATCACGGTTTGCTTCGCACCAAATTTGGATACCTTTTTGTATTTCTACTGACTTCTTTTTTAATACTTCAATACTTGATGAATAACTTGCAGCAATTTCAGCGATCTTATCGTTCATTTCGGTTTCTAATCGGATTAATTCACGCTGTATATCGCCTAAATATTTAATAGCCTCTGTTGCTTGATCTTTTGATTGCACAACATAGATTGATGCGGTAGCTTTAATACGTTTTTTAGTCTTTATCATTTCTATAGCTCCTATTCGATTAATGCAAGCGACTAATATCGCGTTCTTTCCATATAACTCGGCAGCCATTTAATTCAAATTGCCCAAACCTGTAATAACCTTCATGTCGGTAATACATCGCTTTACCCACAGCTATAAACTTATTGCACTTTGGGTGATGCTCAATTTCAATAGTTGGCTTTGAAAGTGAATCATGATAAAAACCAATGACGGTAAATTCTTCATTAGATAATATAGTTACAGCCTTATTAACCGCATTGATGTTATTACTGATTAGTCGGTTCTTTTTCATCAGATATCTCCTCGGTCTTTGATACACTCAACAATTATTTCACCTGTAACTTTTGGCGCACTAATGCGTGCAGCTAGATTTAATGCGTTAGAAACAAGGTTATTTACTGCTAATGGATAGCATAATGATCGCACTTGTTTTTCACCTCGACGCGTTGTTGCAACACGTAACCGATTGATGATTTCAGTAAATGCAGATGAATCAAATAACGTTGTATAGTCCATATCAACACGTGAAAATTTATGCTTGATATATTCTTCAACTTTAAAATCAAGTGGTTTTAAGTTCACAACTTCACAACGCTGAACCACTTCACGAACTTCAGGATTGTATTCTGATAGTTTTGTTTGTAATTCTGTTTGGCCAATTAAAATAATTGATAGCAGTTTTTTAAAGCCTTCTTGTAGCTCATAAAAGCGTTTTAAATGCTTAAGCGTATGAATTGATAAACCATGCGCTTCTTCAATAACCATTAAATGTTTACGACCTGATAATGCGCTATTTTTAAGTAAAGTATGCATTTGCCTTGCTCGTGCTTCAGCACTACGTTTTGGTTTTGCTTGTGGATCAATCGCATTGATGATTGATCCACTAATATCCATACTTTTTAGTGATTTACCTTTGACTTCGTTATCTTCTAAACCAAGTACATACGGCTCGATAACTGTTATTGGTTCATGATTAATATTGATCCAATCAATTAAATCATGGCGCAATGTTGATTTACCACTTCCTGATTCACCAATAACGGCCAACAAGCCCCCATGCTTTGCCGTTTGACGCATTGCTGCACGTACATAACGAATATCATCGGATAGATAAACGTCGGCATCTTCAGTCATTTCATCCGTAAATGGATCCCTTGGAATGCGGAAATGTGCCCGCGCATCTCGATTTATAGTTTGTTTTCGTAGTAACATATAGGCTGACTCCTTTGTTAAGTGTTTTTCATTTGAGTCAACTGGCACAGCGTCGTCCGCCAAGATTTCGGCTGTGTCAGTTTCTTCTTCAAAAATATTTAGTAAATAATCATGGCTTAAACCTAATTTTATTAATGCCTTTTCAATCTTCTGCTCTAGTTCTTCATGCTTAATAGAGCGTGGCCAAATATTGTGATTAACAAGCTGGCTAATTACTGCTTGGCTGATTGAATTGCCTTTATAATCAATATGCTTAGCGAGTTGTGCTTGTTTGATATTGAATTGCGTCATTACGCTTTTTAATTTCAGCATTATTTAACACTCCTAAACCCTGTCGTACCGTTACCAACTGCAACAGGTGTTGTAAATGTACGAATTAGTGAATCTAACGAATCTTCAGGAACACCGTCTTGATAACGAGCGGATAGCCACTTATTTTCATCAGTTGTTAATCTGCGACCGATTGAACTGGTAATACGCATTAAAGCTGCGGTTAACGTTAATGTTGTGGTAGCCGGCTTTAAATGTTCCGGTGTCTCAATTTCATTGCCTTTTTGTTCAAAGTAAGCAGGATGATTAATATCATCTAGATAACTGAGTGTATTGAGCTTGCCACCGAACGGTGCAACTTGTTTTTGCTTCGCTTTTTTGATTTCATCCTCTGTCATGTTCGGGTATGCCACTTGATCCATCGCTTTTGCTGCTTGTTCAATTTCGGTATTACCTTTAGATTTATATTCCTCACCAATCACAGGTGCATCTAAACGTTGTCCAAACTTATCAAAATTGCGGTCTGGCTCAATACGATAAATCAGTGCTTCACCGTCATAACGAGGTACTTCAATTTGAATAGCACAATCACCGTAAACTAATGAACGCACACTGACTTTATCTTTAACAGCAATACCCTCTAAGCCTTTTAAACTATAAATAAGCGAACTATCAGCTTGCGGATGTTTGAAACTAATGGTTAAATCAGCTTTCACTTGTCGTTCTTGCTCACGACTTGCCATTAATGCCTGACAAACTTCTATTGATGGCAATGTGCGTAATTGTTCTGCCGTAATATGTTGCCAAAGTGATTGACGTGATACGGGTTCTGATAATCCAATACGACGCAAACGTGTATCTTGTCCTGGTAAACGATTGGCGTTATATGCCTCCGCCCAGTTCATTGCTGCATGATTTAACTCATCAATACTGCTGACAGGTTGAAACTTTAAACGGCTTTCAAATTGTGTTTCGATGATATTATTGGCATTTTCAACACCACCTTTAGCCCTTGCATTGCCTGCTTCGTGTTCTAGATATTTAACTTCTAAATGGTCTAGCAAGTTCTTGATTGCTGATGATGTATTAGCCGAACCTTTATCCCAATACAATAGCTTTGGTACACCGTGAAATAACCGCCCATCTTGCTTACCCCAAGCAAACATTAAAAACTGGAATAATGAGTGTTGGTTTTCGCCTGCAGCTTCAACGTACCAAGGTATAATCATGCCTGATGCACGGTCATACAAAGTATAACGCCAGACTTTAAATTTGACTTTGTCAAAATTAGCCAATTTATTCTTGTAAAATTCACTGTCACGCATAATATGTTGTTTATTTTTCATGTAATAAATCAAGCATAATGACGGATCAATTTCGTGGACATGATTCGGATGTAAAGCACGTAATGATTGAACAGGGTTTGCTACTTTTTGTGCCTTGACATTCAATTTACGTTGACGCATTAAACGATTAAGAGTTGCATTACTTACATTGAACTCATAACCATTTTGTTCTAAAATCCCACGAGCAGCAGGTGTAAATAAAGTTTGTTTACCGTTATCTCGCACTGATTCTCTATTCATTGCAGATAAAACATCTAATGCATTGTAATCAACGTTAGTTTCTCCTTTATCAAACCGTTTTTTCTTTTCGCTAGTCCAGTTACATACTTCTTTTAATTGTCGGTAAATAGTCTGACGTGACCACCCCAAGAACTCACTAGCACTATTAATAATATTGCTACGTTCGCCATGTGGAGCAACATCAAGTTTATTGGCTATTTCGTATAAATATTGGTTAATACTAGGCTTGATTGCCATAATTCGAAACCTTATGAATTAATTGTTATCACTTAAATTATCGTATTTTGCTTCGTCCATTCGTGAGCGATATTCTTCAATATTGGCATCAAATTTATTGCAAAAATCACGATGAATGCGTTTTACATGCTCAAGCAATAGAACAATAAACCCATCATATTTAATTAGCTCTTTAAGCATAATGTCTGGCAATATAAGTAAATCGCCCGGTTGAAAATCTGGATCATTTTCCATAGCATTTAATTCAAGTTGATGAAGATGATTAATAACTGCATCAAGTTCATTCAAAGCACGAGTTATGGGTTTGTTAATGTTTTCATTTAGATCGACAACTAATCCTAAATCCTTGATTTGTTCCTCAATAGGAATAATTTTTAGGTCATATTTACTAAGTTTTAGCTTTAAATCATCAATAGAATTCTTATTAGTAGCATTTACGGCATCTAGTGCTTTATATTCCTTTTTTAACTCTTCATTCTCTTTTTGCAATACTTCTTTTTCCTTGGCATTTTTAGCAATAAACTCTTCTGCCAATTCAACTAATGCCTCTTTATCTCCTGCTTTAGCAACTTCAATCAGTGCCGTTTTTTGGTCTTCGGGTAACTTACGATATTGGCGTAACTCACGGTAGCCAATGCCCATGCGAGACATAGATTCAAGGGCTTCCTCGCCGAATGATTTTAGGTTTGCTATATCTTGATTAGCTTTTTCATCAGATACTCCTAACAATGAACAAAATTCTTCCCAAGTTCCTTTTAACTCCAAACCGTTTGGAGTTTTTTTCCCTGATAAATTACGATAAAGCTTGTTTTCTTTAACAAAATTTAATTTAGAAGCCCAAACAGTTTGGGAAAATTTCCCAAAAGCATCAGCCATTTGAGCCTGACCTAAAAGTTGGTTAACTAGGTCGCGTTCTTCGTTATATTCACTTTGAATAGTAGTCATGGTATTCATTGCATCATTAATCCCTTGCTCATCAATTGCAGGTAGTTCAATTTCTTCTTTTGCTTTGTTTGCGGTTCTTGCCATTTTGGTTATCCTTATCTTGCGCCAGCCGTAATACGCTGATTGATTTCTGTTATTTGGTCTTGCATTTTAGTGATGTGAATTGCATGTGCTTGGGCTATTTGCAACATTTGCACACTATGAGCAAACAAACCATTATCTAACTTAATTACTAGTCCTTCCTCGATTAGTGTTTGAAGTGAACGCGTTACATTAACAGGTGATTCATTAATCATCTTTGCGATATCGCCGTTAGATAATCCCGTTAACGTATAACCTTTAAGCGCTTTTAGTACCTTAAGTATTCGAGTGCCAGACGTTGAAATTTGTGATTTGTTCATGTTTTTCGCCCTTTTTCTGTATATGAAAAACTGTTACAATCAGCATTAGTAAGCTTGTTTTAAGCCAAGTTTTACTGCTATATCGTGTGTTTTACCACGATGAGCACGGCTTAAACCATTTAAAACGTTATAAACAACAACGGGGTGGTAACCATTTTCAATCGCCCAAGATTTGATAGTTTTGCCTTTTTGTTGAAATTGTTGCTTAACTTGTTCGGGAGTGAGAACTTTAGACATTTTTAGCTCCTTTGATATAAGTTATTAATAAGTGATTTATAAATTATGTGTTAAATTATGGTATAAATATTTATACCTGTCAAGATAAAAAGTATGCAAAAAAATATCGGATTAAGACTAAAAGAAGAACGTGAACGTATGGGACTTAGCCAAGTTGCTATGGGAGAAATTGCTAATGTAAAGAAATTAACTCAACTTAATTATGAAAAAGGTGAGAGATTTCCTGATGCGTTATATTTATCTACATTAGCTAATTTTGGGTTAGATGTTCAATATGTTGTAACTGGTATTAGAACAACAAATAATTTATCTGTTGATGAGCAAGATTTAATTGACAAATTTAGAATAGCACCATTGGCAATTAAAGCGGCAGCCTTAGGTGCACTAACGGCAGGAACGGCTCAGCAGGCAGGGGTTAATATTTCGAATAATACAATTCGAGGTGAAGGTCAAATTGCTGGTGGAAATATTTATACAACTAGGAGGCGGAAAACAAAGTGACGGTTGGACTTCAGGATAATACGGCAGAACAAATAGCTGGTAGAGATATTTATAATATTACGTCAAGTAATGATGATGAGTTAGATACTCGCCCGTTGGTTCCCGCTCAACGAAAATCGCTTCATAGTTTAATTTCTGATATTGAAAACTATGGGGAGTTAACGGCACGGGAACTATGGCTTAAACTACACGCTACTCTTGGTGTTTGTAGTATTAATGAAATAACTGTTTCACAATTTCCTATTGCTGATAAATTTTTAACTGATGAATTTGAAGCAGCTAAAGAAAAAGCATCTTGCAAAATGCTTATTCATTTGATTCTTTGTGAAATTAATGACAAAGATGAATTAAAAGATAAGATGAATCATTACAGTAAGCGGCAATTTTGTACTTCAGATTTAAAACGGCTTAATAAAATGCAGTTACAAAATGTATTAAATTATGTTGAAGAACTTTCTAATTTAGAGAAATTAAATAATCAAAATTTATATAACCAAACAATAACTTTGTTCAGAACTCAAATAAAACCCACGTTAGCAATATTTGCCGTGGGTTTTATTTTGGGGGCGATTATTTTTTAAGGATTAAAGATGAAAAAATTATGGTTATTTTGTATTTCGATTTTATTAATGGGCTGTGATTATCCAAATGATAAGTTGGCGGTTGACTTAGGAAAAGAGAGAGCTGAAAAACACTTGAAAGATCCAAAATTTAGCCGAGTATACTTTGTAGAAGAAAATAATAGTTCCGATGATGCATTTCGTAGTTATGTCTGTGGCTATGCTGATTTTAAAGACATGTATGGTAATTATTATGGTTTCCCTCTTCGTTTTTTTGTTAAAGTTGATATTACAAAAAATGGTTCACTAATCGATACAGAAACATCTAACTTTACTATTGAACCATTGATTAATAAAGAATGGTTTGAGAAAAAATGGAAAGCTAATTGTAAAAAAAATAATTAAATTTTGCCGTGAGTTTTATTTTGGGTGTGATTCTTTTTTAAAGATTAAAGATGAAAAATTTATGGTTACTTTGCATTTCAATTATATTTAGCATTTTTTTATTAGTTGGTTGCAATTCTCATCCTGAATATGAGGAAAAAATAAAAAACTATATGATGGGTAAACTGAAAGATCCAGATAGTGCACAATATATATTTAAAGGCTATATGCAAGGAAAAATAGATGGTCATGATGCAACTGTTTATGTTGTATTTATTAATGCTAAAAATGGGTTTGGTGCTTTTACTGGTTATAAAGAATATGAATTTGCAATCTACAAAAATCCATCTGAAATAAGTGGATTACTTTTATCCCAAGGTGGTGTTGAAGAAGTTAGCCATTTAACAAACACAGATAGGTTTGAAGTTATTGAGAAAATGAAGATTATTGATGGTTAATATTGAATATTTAAATAAATAGGATTGAGTATGAATAAATTAAATTTACTAATTTTATGTTTAGCTTTAGGTTTAACTGGCTGTGCTACTAAAAATTACGGTCGTCAGGGAGAATTAACTCAATATGAAAAAGAAACCATGACTTGCCGTGAAATAGCACTAGAAAAAGCAAAAGTTCAAGGTTTTATAGAACATGTTGACAAAGAAAGTAAATTTGATGGTCGTTCCGTTCTATCCTTTTTAGGTGATTTTGGAGTTGGCAATGTTATCGAAAAAGGTGAAGCGCTGAAAAGTGCGAATAGGCGGTTGGCGCAATTAAAAGAAGTTGAAGAGAAGAAAGATTGTGGGGAAGAGTAAAATTCCTTATAAGCAGATCATTTAAATATAAAAATCAAACAAACTAATAAATTATCTATATTTTATAGAAATATATAACTTTAAAACTAGATCTCTTAATTTTTTAACCAAAAATAAATTTTAATTTACCAAAATGGTTGAATTTACTTTTTCTTCATGATAAATTAGTGTGGTATTTGTATATCAAATACATTAACAGGAGAAATAATATGGCACTGACAGAATTTGGCAAAGTAGTAAGAAAAGCAAGAATAGACATTGGTTATACTCTATTAACTATGTCTAAAGAGCTTGAAACAACACCTGCTTACCTTAGTGGCCTAGAAACAGGATTAAAAAAGATCCCTAAAAATTGGGTTGAAAAAATATCTGACTTTTTCAAATCCAAAAATCACGAAATAAATAATTTGCAAGAATTAGCTGATGTGTCAAATGAAAATGTCAATATTAGTGGTTTGTCTTTGCAACAACAGATGTTAATTGCAGGTTTTGCTAGATCCCCATTTAATGCTGAGGAACTAAAACGATTAGCTAAATTATTTGAAGATATTAATAAAAAAAGGATTGATTAAATGATTGAAAAGTACCAAATGCGAGGAAACCGAGTTGAACCAATGGAAGTTGATGATATAAAAATAAAAGCAATTAACTCTTGCAAGGTGTTTAAGCTTTCAAAAGAAAGGAAAATTAATTTTGATGCTGTATTTGAAAACTTAGCTTTATATGGAATAACATTACAAGTAATTTCAGATAAAGAGTGGTTAGGCGTTACAGAGGGGCATTGTGATCCCAACGATTTTACCATTAGCATACCTAATAAAACTTATGTGGCAGCCTCTAAAGGAAAAAGAGAAGCTTTATTTACTATTTTTCATGAGATGGGGCATATTTTATTGGGGCATAAAGCCATTTTGCACCATTCTCAACATCAACCAACTTATAAAGAAGATGCTGAATGGCAAGCTGATTTATTTGCTTCAACTATATTATTAGAAATTGGAATTGAACGTCAATATTCGTTTGATTTTGAAGTGTAAAAAGCACTTATTTACGGTAAGTGCTTTGTATTTTGGGTGTTAGTTACATATTTTACGGATATGACTAACTTGTTAATAACCATAAGAACATACGAGTATCTAATGGAACTTTTGAAAAAGTCGGTAGATTATACTTATTATTTTCTATTAAGCAATAGTTTATTTGTGCTCTGAATGTTCTCCTTTTAATAGGAGGTATCGCATGAGTGATTTTATCTGTCCTCGATGTGGTAATGCTTGTGGGTATACATTTGCTAGATGTATAGTCAAAAATGGAAAGACTATTTATCCTAAAAAAGCAAAAGCTTTTCGTATACCACAGTGTGAATGCGCTAATAAAAAAGTCGCTTAACTCTTAATAAAGTCGTCATTTAATTATGACGGCTTTTCTTTTTTAAAGAATAAAATTTAGTTTTTTAATTACTCTTATAGAAAATAAAATTTAATCTGCCCCCGTTCAAATTACATTTCAAGTAAGTAAGATCATAATAACCTCATACATTACTAATTAATTATGAGGTTTTTTATGGAACACCCTATCAAAAAATTATCCCAAATTCGTTTGCTTAAATGGTATTTAGTCGCTATTACTTTATTTGCAATTATTACGTTACTCTCACCTCAACAGTTGCCTGTTGTAGCTTATAAACTATCTCTTGTTTTACTTTCTGCTGTTGTTGGTTATCACCTTGACCGTGCGCTTTTTCCTTATGCATCTCCTGGAGGTTATTTATATAACGATTGGAAAGAGTTTGGTCCTGATTTTTATACCAAGCAATATATTGAGTCTTTAGAAAACAATGAACACCCCGAGGCAATGGATTCCAAAATGTGTGCGGAATACCCTGTTCTTGATGAGTATCGAACTCTGTTTGCGGTTGTTCTGATCCGTCGGGCGTTGATTGTTTCCGCTGTGATTCTTGGCGTAACACTTGGATTATAGCCATGCGTTACTTAACCTTACTTATTGTATTTATGCTGTTTAGTTGTCATTTAACGCCTGCTATAGCAGGTGTACCAAATGATGCTAAGCAACATCAACGGGAACTGACACGTAATGCACGTGCGATTTTTGGTCTTGATGCACCTGTTTCATTGTTTGCAGCTCAAGTTCATCAGGAATCAAGATGGAAAGTAAACGCAAAATCACATGTTGGTGCTCAAGGTTTGGCTCAGTTTATGCCAGCAACGGCGGATTGGATTTCTAGTGCATATCCTAAGACATTGGGTAGCAACGAACCGTTCAATCCGTCGTGGTCTCTTCGGGCATTGATTCAGTATGACTATTGGTTATATCAACGTATAAATGAAACTGCTAGCGATTGTGACAGGTGGGGATTCACGCTCTCAGCATATAACGGTGGGCTTGGTTGGGTAAATCGTGATCGTCAGCGAGCAAAACGAGAATACCAAGATGCTACTCACTATTGGGGCGTTGTTGAAAATATTAATGGCGGTCGTAAAAGCATTAATTTTAAAGAAAACCGTGATTATCCGATTCGCATTATCTACCGTTGGCAACCTGTTTACATAACTGAAAATTGGGGTTTAGGAGTTTGTGATGATTAAAAATATATACAAATTAATCAAAAGCTTTTTTGTGAGCAATAAAAGTTATTTTTTGTTGGGAATATTTTTGATTGTTGGTTTTGGTTCACTTTACCGATTAGGTATCAGTCATGGCAAAGCAATAGCCAAACAAGAATATATTGCTTTAGAAGCCCAAAAAGTAGCAGATACTTTAAGTCAATTTATTGAAAGCACAAAGCAACTAACTAAAACTGCTAATGATGCAAGTTATTCATTGTCACAGCAGATAGCAGAAAGGAAATTATATGATGAACAATCAACTCAAGCATTACAAGATGCACTTAATAAAACGGCTAATGATCGCAGTCATTGCGTGTTTGATGATAGTGTCTTGCAGTTCATCGACTCAGCCCGTGCAAATGCCGTTCACGCAACAACCCATGGTTTTACCAGCACAACTGACGGTACCATGCGAATTACCCGTAAAACGAAGAAATAATACGGCGGATGGTTTAGCTGAAGCCTTAAAACAGCTTTATGATCAATACGGGCAGTGCTCAGGTCGATTTATTGAACTATTAAAATATATCAACGAGGTAAATAATGGATAACGCTGATTTAGCATCAACTGTTGAAATGGAAGCACGGGAACGAATACTAGCAAAACATCAAGCAAAGACAGGAGTATCAAGGCTGTATTGTCGAATCTGTGAAGAGCCTATAGCTGAAGAACGTCGAAAGTTAGTCGTTACTGATTTATGTATTGAATGTGCAGCATTGGAAGAAAAAAGGAATAAACGATGAATTTTAATGAACTTACCTTTAACTGGCAGTTTCTGCAATGGGCTGTAATGGCGGTGGTTGGCGTTTACTCATGGTTAATTGGTCGCCAATCGGCTAGCCAAAAAGAGCTACTAGACTTACGTATTCGGGTAACACAAGTTGAAGAAACGGTTAAGTCATTACCAACTCAGCATCAGGTAACAAAATTGATTGAAAAATTAAGTAGCAATGAAGCTACTTTAAATCAGTTATCTGATCGGCTTTCAGGATTATCTCGTCAATTAGATAACATTAATCAATTTTTATTAAAGAACAAGTGAGGAATTATGAGCTACGCTGAATTTTTAAAAGAAGATCAACGTTTGGTTATTTTGCGTATCTTATATGAAATGCCAAGTTATAGCAGTAATTCTAGTATTATCTATAGTGCGTTAGATCACTATGGCCACGCTATTAGTCGTGATCAAGTTAAAACTCATTTAAGTTGGCTTGGACAACAAGACTTAATTAAAACCGAAACAATCGGTAGTGTTATTGTTGCTCGTTTAACCGATTTTGGTGCTGATGTGGCCACTGGTAAAGTTGTTGTGCCTGGTGTAAAACGTCCAAGCGCAGGAGCGTAATTATGGGACGTAAATCAACGATCCACAAACTAGAGCCTGAGGTACGTAGTTATATTGAGAAACTACTACGAGCAGATCAACTTACTCTTGATGAAATGATTGCAGAGCTGCAACAAAAATTCCCAAGTACTGATACGCCAAGCCGTTCTAGTCTTCACCGCTATCAAAAAGGTTTTAATGAAATGACCAATAGCTTACGTGAAATTGAAACGGCATCACGTATTTTGGTTGATGAGCTTGGTGATAGTGTTGATGATAAATCTGGTGCTTTGCTTGCGCAAGCCGTCACGACGTTAGCAACTCGTGCTGCATTTAAGGCGCATGAATCAGAAGATATCACTATCAAGGAAATTAGTTTTTTAGCGAAAGCCGCTAAAGAAGCCATGCAAGCCCGTCAATTAAGTTTTAAAGAGCGGCAGGAAATCGAAAAAGCAGCACGTGAAAAGTTATTGCGTGAGCAAAAAGAAAAACTGGATGAGCTAGAAAAAACAGGCGAAGTACCAGCTGAGATGTTAGCGAAAGTAATTAAAGCGGCGTATGACTTATGACAGTAAAAAATGAACCAGCCTTAAAACTCTATGACTATCAAAAACAGTGGGTAAACGACACTAGCCGTTTTGCTATTGCTATGTTTTCTCGGCAATGCGGTAAAACTTTTACCAGTACATTACAAATTGTACTCGACTGTTTGCGAGCTGAAGCTCAGGGGAAACGTGCGCGTTGGGTTATTTTATCACGTGGTGAACGTCAAGCACGCGAAGCCATGAATGAGGGGGTTAAAGTTCATCTGCGTGCAATGTCCGCAGGCTTTAAAGAACTCGATTATGATTGGGATGCCAATGTTCGGGCGTTAGAAGTTGAATTACCAGGTGGCAGTAAAATTACTGCTTTACCTGCCAATCCAGATACTGCACGTGGCTTTAGTGCCAATGTTCTGCTTGATGAATTTGCCTTTCACCAAGATAGCCGAGCTATTTGGAAAGCATTGTTCCCTGTTATCTCAAAGCCCGGTTTAAAACTGCGTGTGATCAGCACACCAAATGGCAAAGGCAATAAGTTTTATGAGCTGATGACAGGTAAAGGTGATGGTTGGTCACGCCATGTAGCGGATATTTATCAATGCGTTAATGATGGGTTACCTCGAAATATTGAGGAATTACGCAAAGGTGCCGGTGATGATGATTTATGGGCACAAGAGTTTGAACTCAAGTGGCTTGATGAAGCCAGCAGTTGGCTTGATTTTGATTTAATAACCAGTGTCGAAGATGAAAAAGCAGGAGTTCCTGAACACTATACGGGTAATCCTTGTTTTGTTGGCGTTGATATTGCTGCACGTAATGACCTATTTGTTATTTGGGTCATTGAACAAGTGGGCGATGTTCTTTGGACTCGTGAAATTATTGAGAGAAAGCGACTCTCTTTTGCTGAGCAAGATTTACTGCTTGATGATGTTTTTAGACGTTATCGTGTTATTCGTATCTGTATGGACCAAACAGGTATGGGTGAAAAACCGGTGGAGGATGCTAAACGGCGCTATGGTGAAATGGTCGTTGAAGGTGTGCTATTTACCTCTCCCAATAAATTAACATTAGCAACACAAGGTAAACAAGCATTTCAAGATAGAAAACTTCGTATTCCCGCTGGCAATAATGCACTTCGTGCTGATTTGCATAAGTTAAAAAAAGTCACTGGCGCAACGGGGCAACCGCGTTTTGTTGCTGATTCTGATAGTAATGGTCATGCTGATAGAACTTGGGCTGCTTTTCTTGCAATTAATGCAGCTAGCCAAAATGGGTATGAAATTGAATACCAATCACTAGGCGTTCGTGATTCTTATCGTTCATTGAATCAATATTCGGGCAGCTCAGAACTGGAAACAACTGATACAGGCTTTGGCACGGTACGTGGCGGTAACGATTTTGGAGGATTTATTTAATGTTATGGTTTAAAGGTAAAAAGCCACATGTAGAAACAGGACGAGAATTGGCAGGCACAGGCGAAAATAATGATATTACTAAATTGTATGTTGGTTCGCTAGCGCAGCCAGATGATAGTGTTCTTCGTAATCGGGGTGGCGGTCGTTTAGATATTTACAAAGAAGTTTTAAATGATGATGAAGTGAAATCGGCATTTACTCAGCGCCAAGATGCGGTGATTTCACGCGAATGGAAAGTTGAACCAGGTGGAGATAAACCAATTGATACCGAAGCTGCTGAAGCTATGAGTGAGTTACTGAAATCGGTTGGATTTGACCGAGTGACAAAACTAATGCACTACGGTGTTTTTTACGGTTATGCTGTGGCGGAGTTGATTTATGGCATCAAAGATAATCTATATTGGATTGACGATATCAAAGTTCGTGATCGCCGTCGTTTTCGCTTTACTCCAACCGGTGAACTGCGTTTACTAACACAAAATAATATGCATGAGGGGATAGCTTGTGATGCGCCGTACTTTTGGCATTATGCAACTGGTGCCGATCATGATGATGAACCCTACGGCTTAGGCTTGGCTCACTGGCTTTATTGGCCAAGCTTTTTTAAACGCAATGATATTAAGTTCTGGCTAATTTTTCTGGAAAAATTCGGCATGCCAACGGCAGTGGGCAAATATAGTACAGGTGCAACACCTGAACAAAAGCGGGACTTACTGTCACTCACTCGTGCAATTCAGACCGATTCAGGCATCATCATGCCAGATGGCATGACGCTTGAATTGCTACAAATAGCACGCTCAGGCGCAGGCGATTACAAAGCGTTTTACGACTCAATGAACGAAGCAATTAGGCGTGTAACCGTTGGACAAATTACTTCCTCAGGTGGTGCATCAAGCTCAATCGGTGGTGATGAATCACTCCAAGCTGCGGTATTAAGTTCTATTGCAAAATCAGATTCTGATGTAATGTGCGAGAGTTGGAATCGAGGACCAGGTACTTGGTTTACACAGATGAATTTTCCCGGTGCTGCTGTTCCTCAAGTTTCACGTATTTTTGATGAACCTGAGGATCTGAAATCATTATCAGAACGTGATAAAAATATTATTGAATCAACTGGCTACCGCCCAACATTGGCTCATGTGCAAGATACGTACGGCGGGGAATGGGAAGAAAAACCACAACCAGCACCAGCGGAATCGATTGATGCGCAATCTTTAAAAAACGTTGATTTTGCCGAACAGCAACCGAATAACTTTGCGCCAGTACTTCAGTCACAACGATTAAATACTGAGATGCACCCCGTTACTGATAAATGGATTAATCAAATTAAAGAACTGGTTGATAATGTTCAATCATTAGAAGAATTGCGTGATAAGTTATTTGAGCTAATTCCTGATATGCAATTAGATGAATATGCAAAGGTTATGGCTGAGGCATTAACAGCAGCTAATTTAGCGGGTCGCACACTACTTGAGGATAGCAATAATGGCTAATTTGTCTTTTGGTTCGTTGCCGTTTAAAGAGCAAATTGAATTCTTCAGACGTAAAGCAAATGTGCCCACAAACAGCTATGTAGATATCTACAATAATGAGCATGATTATGCCTTTGTTGTGGCGGGTGCTAATCGTAATGCGTTACTAAATGATTTTAGAGTCGCAATCGATAAAGCTATTAGCCAAGGTACTACCCTTGAAGAATTTAGAAAAGATTTTGCCGAAATTGTCGAAAAACATGGCTGGAGCTATAACGGTAGTTTTAGTTGGCGTACTCGTATCATCTATGAAACGAATTTAAACAGTTCTTACCAAGCGGGTCGCTATCAACAACTACGTGATGCAAAATTTCCATATATGGAATATTTGCATAGTGATTATGTTGAACACCCTCGTGAACTTCATCAAAGCTGGGATCATCTGGTATTAGATTTTAATGATCCTTGGTGGAATACACACTTTCCCCCCAATGGCTATGGTTGCCAGTGCCGTGTTCGAGGGCGTACAGTTGGTGATTTAAAACGTATGGGAAAAAATGGGCCTGATAAAGCACCATCAATTAATTGGGTTGATAAAGTTATTGGTGAAAATAGCGGTAATCCTAGAATAGTTCGAGTACCTGAAGGAATTGACCCTAGCTTTGAACATATTCCCGGACAATCACGACTTGATAACTTTGTACCCAATCCATTAGATACAGATCCAACTTTAAAACGAGGTTTACCATCAAGCAAAGCAACTGATGAATGGCCGGCAATCCGTGAAGTAAGTAAAACTAGATTATTAGAAAAAGGCTTAACCGAAGAAGATTATGCCAATATTTTCTTAAATGAATTTGGTGCAACATTAACTAAGCCAGCTATTTTTAAAGATGTAGCCGGTGATGCATTAGTAATCGGTAAACAGCTTTTCACTGTTAGCAAAACTGGTGAATTGAAAGTTACAAAACGTGGTCGTGAGCAATTTTTATTGTTACTTGCGGATTCGTTAAAACTGCCCGATGAAATTTGGACTAGAATGGAGTACTTTGATCATCTACAAAAATCTGTAGTGCGCCGGCGCTACATTTCTCGTTTTATGATTGATGGTGAAATTAAGCCAATGCTTGCGGTGTTTGAAGTCGGTGATGATGGTTGGCTGGGTGTAACAACATTTGCGCCTGATAACCCTGAATATTTAGAGCAACTGCGGGTCGGTGTTCGAGTGTTTAAACGATAAACCTCAATCACTGCCATAATTGAGGTGCATAAGTAAGGATTTGAGGCTTTGGCAGAAGCTGCTTACTTACATTCAAAATAGTATAGGTGAAAAAATGACTGGCGTAAATATTGAGTTTAATATACAAAATGCGCTTGATGCTATGCTTCATATTGAAGCGGCCATAGATGATACTCAAAGTTTATTTAGTCATATGGGCGAAGTATTACTTGATATTCATGAAGCACGCTTTAATGCCCAAGAATCGCCCGATGGTGTACCGTGGAAAAAACTATCTCCTTGGTATAAAGACTCAAAACCCAAACAAAAAGATAAAATTTTAACGCTAGATGGTAATCTAAGAAGTACGTTGCATTGGCAGATTGAAGGCAATACTTTGTTGTTTGGTACGAACTTAATCTATGGCGCTATCCATCATTTCGGCGGTACAATTAAACCAGTTAAGGGCAATGCATTAAATGTGGGAGGACGTCCTGTAAAGAAAGTGGTAATTCCAGCACGCCCATGGCTTGGCATTAGCGCCCAAGATAAATTACTATTGGTCGATGTTGTGCGTGAGCACTTGGGTTTTGCTTAAAACGCAATATAACGCGTTTTAAGCCACTTTATTAAAAAAGGCTAATCAGTTTATTTACGAATCGCTTTAATCGTGTTGTAAATGCTTTATAATAAGTTTTTAGTGTATATTTCTTCTATTATTTTGCCGTTCCCCTTTTCAAATCATTAAAAAATTATCTGCCCGCGTTCAGATTACCCTTTTCTCAAAATAAGTCATGATGCTCTATATCAATTTACTGGAGCATTTTTTATGGCACTTATTCCCGTTTTTAAACCTGGTACGCATACTGCGGTAGATGGTCGAAAAATCACTTTTACTTTAGAAAACTGTATTGATTTAGCTGAAAGCTATGATCCAACGCTATCTGAAGCACCTGCTGTAATCGGCCATCCCAAACTAACAGCTCCAGCTTACGCATGGGCAAAATCATTTGAAGTAAAAGATGGTTTGGTTTATGCAAAGTTAGATCAGATTAATCCAGAATTTGCTGAAGCCTATAATGCGGGCAGTTATAAAAAACGCTCACTTTCAATTTATTTACCGGATTCACCAGGCAATCCTAAACCGGGTCATTACTATGCGCGGCACATTGGTTTTTTAGGTGCAGCAGCGCCTGCTATTAAAGGTTTGCCTGATGTTAGTTTTGCCGAATCTGACGGCGAGCAAGGTGCTGTTGAATTCTCTATGGCTGATGAAGAATTTGATGAGAATTTGATTTCAATTTTAGCTAATTTGCGTGACCTGCTGATTGAAAAAGCCGGCATTGCCAGTGCTGACCTATTTTTACCGCAATGGCGCCTTGAATCATTGCGTGCAATATCCGACAGAAAACAAAAGGAGAAAGAAAAAATGCCACAACCTTTAGACGCTAGCTTTGCCGAACAACAAGCAACAATTGACGCTAAGAATGCTGAACTAGCCAAACGTGAACAAGCATTGCTAGAAAAAGAACAAACTAACAAGCGAGCGGAATTTGCTGCCTTTGTTGATGAACTAGTTAAAGATGGAAAATTATTACCTGCGCATAAAACTACAGTTGTTGAAGTATTTATGGCGTTGGGTAGTGAACCAATTTCATTTGCTGAAGGTGATGCAACTGTTAACAGTTCCCCAGTTGATTTAATCAAAAAAGTACTTTCAGAACGTCCTGCTTTTATGAACTTTGCTGAAAAATCGGCTGCTAGTGATAGTGAAGATAACGTTGATAAACAAGATCCAAAAGTCATTGCTGATGCAGCCAAAGCCTATCAAAAAGAACAGGCAGACAAAGGCAATACAATTTCAATTAGCCAAGCAGTTACGCATGTAACCAAAGCTAAAAAGTAAGAGCATTAATTACAGGCTGATTATTAATGTCAGCATCATTTTAATTTTAACCAAAAGGTTTTTATATGAATATTCCAGGATTAACAGTAGCAAAAACCGCTGAAGGCGAAGTCAAACCACGCGTGATTGTCTGTCATGGTAGTGAAGATGGTCTAGCAAAACAAGCGATTGACGGTACCGTATTATTAATCGGTGTATCAACAATTGTGGGTGGTGGTGACGGTGAAGTATTTGATGTTGTGCGCAGTGGGTTGGCACAAGTTTTTTATAGCGAAGCAATTGCAATTGGTGCTCCAATCACAGCAAATGCCGATGGTCGAGCGAAAAAAGCAAATAGTGGTGATTTTATTATTGGTTTTGCTGAAGAAAATGGTAATGAAGGTGAGTTAGGCTCAATTTGGATTGCACCAAGCAAACAAGCTTGACCTGTTATTTAACTAATAGTCTATGACCTTTAATAAACAAATTTTTAATTGAGGAGTTTTATATGCAACGCCCTTTCCCAGTTGAACCGCAGTTGACTGCAATTGCTATCGCTTACCGTAATAATAAGTTAATTGCCGATGAGGTTTTGCCTCGTGTGCCTGTTTCTAGCACATCATTTAAATGGCTTGAATTTGATTTTTCAGAGCGATTTACTTTGCCTAATACCAAAGTTGGTCGGACGTCACAACCCAATCAAGTTGAGTTTGGTGCCAAAGAGCAAGAAAGTTCTGTGAATGATTATGGTCTTGATAGTCCTGTTCCTCAAGATGATATTGATACAGCCATTACAGGTTATAACCCACTTGGTCATGCCGTTGAAGCCACGACTGATTTAATTTTGTTAGATCGTGAAGTTCGAGCAGCAAATTTACTTTTTAATGGTGCAAATTACAGCAATAAACAAACATTAACTACTGCACAACAATGGAATAATCCTGATAGTGACCCAGTAGCATTAATAACGGATGCATTTGATGCAATGGTTCAGCGTCCAAATATCGGCACACTAGGACGTCGAGTTGCCACAATATTACGTCGTCATCGAAAAATTGTTGCCGCGTACCATGGTAATGCGGGTGAAAACGGTCTTGTTCCGCTAGGGTTCTTAGCTGACTTATTAGAGTTAGAAGCTATTTATGTCGGTGATGCATTTTTAAATAGTGCAAAACCAGGTAAATCTCCAGCATTACTTCGTGCTTGGGGCAATAAAGCATCATTCACGGTACGTAATAAATTAGCAAATACTAAAGGTGGTGTGACGTTTGGTTATACAGCTCAATTTAAAGATCGTGTTTCGGGCTCGATTGTTGATCCTGATATTGGTTTACGTGGCGGTCAACGTGTTCGTGTCGGTGAATCTGTCAAAGAACTCGTTGTAGCTAAAGATGCTGGCTATCTGTTTGAAAATGTTATTCCCGCAAACAGTTAATAATGTGAACAACAACCAATGGTAATTTATCGTTGGTTTGGGTCAAGATGATGAATATTCCATACATTACATTGCTAAATTTATCCAAACGTCCAGGACTCGTTGAGCTATCCCAATTGGTTGCTCAAGATGGTGAAATGCCCGTAGATGCTAATTTGTTGGAAGTCATTATTAATGGTGGTGATGTTTCAAGTTGGTTGCCTGATGATGTTATTAAGGCAAATCGAGCAATCGCACGTATTAATGAATCAATAGCTGATACTGAAGCTGAAATAAACGGCTTTTTACGGCAACGTGGACACAGGCTACCCTTAGTTAAGGTACCTCGTTTGTTAACTGATTGGGCACGCATTATTGTTCGTTACAAATTGCATCGTAATCGTGTTTCTGATGAAAAAAACGATCCTATCGTGCGTGATTACAAACAAGTTCTGGGCTTTCTAAAAATGGTAGCTGAAGGGAAATATTCGCTTGGTATTGATGATGCTTTGCCTGTCGCAGGTGGTGTACCAAAACAGACTGGACCGGTAAGAGTATTTGATATGAACACATTACGGGATTTTGGACGATGAGTAGCGCACCATTTGATGTTTCAGTGATTGCTGAAAAGCTAAGAAGCCTATTAGCGGATAAAACCTTAGTTTTTGTTGGTACTAGTGCTGAATACAGTAAGTTAACCGATTTAACTTCAGCGCCGACACCAGCGGCTTACGTTTTGCTTGGTAAAGAAACACCCAACGATAAGCCCGCAGGTACACGGCAGTCAGTCAGTGTTAATTTTGGTGTTGTGGTTGTTGCTCGTGATATTTCTAGCCAAGCAACCAATATTCAAAATGTTAAACAGCTAGCTAACCCAGTGATTGGAGCTGTGCGCGATTTGTTGATTGGTAAAACAGTTCAGTTTATTGACGGCGTTCGCCCAGTTAGTTGGACTGGTGGGCAAACGTTAGGTTTTCAAAATGGCGTGCTGGTTTGGATTGATTCATTTCAAACCCAACACTTCATCGGTAGCCGATAAATAATTTTAGGAGAAAGATATGTCAGATTTATTAATGAGTTTACAAGGTACCATAAATCTTGCCACCCGTAATACCGCCTGTTCACCCGTTCGACCTAATGCCTTTCGGCATGTTGGTACCGCTGACTCTTGCGAGATGGAGTTAAGTGTTGAAACCGTGACACAAAATGAATCATACACAGGACAACGCTTACAAGTTGGTGAATTAACACTAGGTAAAAGTGGCACGTTAAACTTAACGCTAAAAGATTGGTCAATTGAAAACATTGCGTTGGCGCTTTATGGTGAAAAGATTACTGTTAATTCAGGTATAGCGACAGATGAAAAATTACCAGAGAACCTGATAATTGGTGATCGTATCAAGTTAACTCATCCATTTGTAGCTGATGTCGAGTTAAAAACACCAGATGGCTCTACATTAGTATTAGGCACGGATTATGAAATCGAATCAGCTCACGCTGGATTAATCAAATTATTAACTACAACAGCATTAACTGCAACGGTAGATTATTCCTATGCTAAAAAAGAGAGCTTGGGCATTTTTACCCGTCAACCACCAGAACGTTGGTTTATGCTCGATGGTATCAATACTGACCGTGAAAATGAACATGTAATTGTGGAGCTATTCCGCGTTAAATTCAATCCAATTTCTAACTTCTCGTTACTACACAATGAGGGATACGGTGAATTACCACTTACTGCCACGGTCTTGGCTGATATGAGTCAAAACAAGGATAGTTCGCTTGGTTATTTTGGCTCATACGTTCAAAAGGCGAAATAAATTTATTTTATTATGCGGTGATGTGTCACCGCTAATTATTCAACTCTCTAATTTTATTAGTAGGTAAATAACATGGCAGAAAAAGTGACAGCAACAAAAGAAGAATCAAATGATTTAGCAACATTAATGCCGAATCGTGAAATCATGCTAGCAGGCGAAACAATTACAGTACGTGAATATTCATTTAAAGATGCACTAACTATTGGTAACGAAATTGACCAGTTTGTTGCATTAATTGTGAATGAAATGAACGGTACAAACAAAATCACTATTGAGCAAGCCGACACAATTATTATGGGTAATTTAGAGTTGGTTTATTCGTTAATCAGTACTTCTATTCAAAAACCGATTTCGTTTATTGAAGCGTTGTCATATGAAGATGGTTTACAACTACTTGATTGGTGGTGGGTTGTTAATTCTCGTTTTTTTATGAACGCGGTAACTCGCAAAATCATTCGGCAAAACGCTGCAAAACAGGCAAATCAGTAAGCTGGAGTGAAGTTTTTACATTATTAATTAAAAATGGACATGATGCGCAGCAGTTACCGTATTACACGCAACGCCAATTACTGCTGTATTACGATGAATTAATTAAGTTACAAAACCGAGAACGAGCTAACCGAATTGAGGATGTTTGTGTTGGCTTTAATGGTGGTAAACAAGTTACTAAGTTTGTAAAACAGTTACGCGGAGAGCAATAATAATGGCTAATAACGATATGAATATTGCAATGAAGTTCACGGCTGACGTGAATAGAGCAAAAGATAATATCAGTCAATTAAATGCTGAGCTGAAAGAGTCAGCAAATGTTGCTCAAGATGCTAACAAAAAAAGTGCTCAAAGCATCAAAGATGTTTATACGGCACAAACTGAGGCAATGAACCGTGGTGCGCAAGCTGCCGCTGCTGCTGAAAAACAAGCTAAAGCACAAAGTATTGCCACTAAAGCAGCTGAAGCGCATAAAAAAGAAGTTGAAAAACTGCGCCAAGGTTTAGATAAATTACTTGCTAGCATTGATCCAGCGACAAAAGGTCTAAGTCGTTTAGATGAATTAGAAAACAAGTTAAGAAAATCCAAAAAAGCTGGCGTCATTGATAGTGATACGTTTGATGATTATCTTGGGAAAATCAATAATCAACGTGCTGCATTATCAACAGTTGAAACACTCAATGAAAGTACTAAAAAATTAGATCTGAATACCAAAGGCGCCCGTCGTAGTATCGCCAGTATGTTTAAACAATTAGCAAGTGGTAATTTTGCATCAGCGGGAAATTCATTACTAACAATTGGTAATATGACTGGGCGACTACCGCCATTATTTAGTGCTGCCACATTATCCGTTGGTATTTTTGTTGCTGCCGCTTACAAAATGTCACAAGTGATAAGTACGATAATTTCAGACCAAGAGCGGTTTAATCGTGCATTAATTTCAACGGGTAATTATGCTGGAGCTACCGCAGGCGGGCTTGAGGCTATGTCTCAACGTATCGGTAAAATTAATCATAACTACAGTGAAACACGTGGTGTTATTGCAGAACTGACATCAGCGGGGCGATTATCAGCAAAATCGATTGAAAACATTGCTACAGCATCAGCGTATATGGCACAAGTGACAGGAAAAAGTGCCCAAGACGCTGTTCAATCATTTAAAGGTATTGAAAATTCGGTCACAAGCTGGGCTGTTGAAAGTAATAAACAATATCACTTTTTAGATCTGGCTACTTATCAGCGTATTGCAGCGTTAGAAGCACAAGGTGACACAGAACAAGCTATTGCCGTTGCTACCGAGAGATATGCCAAAGAGATGGAAGTCAGCGCTAACAAGATGCAAGAACAGCTTAATTGGTTAGAAGATGCCTGGCGACGCTTCAAAAATGGGGTTAGTGTTCTAGGTAATGAGTTAAAGAAAGAGCTTAAGTTTGATTTAGGATTATCAAGCCTAGAAGAAGATATTGAAAGAATGGAGAAAGCCAAAAATAGAGGTTTTTATATTGTTCCTGGGGCAGGATATATTCCATACAATAAAAATGATGATAAAGCATTACAAGAAAAACAGGCTCAACGAGATAAACAGCAAAAAGAAGTACAAGAAAAGCATGACACCGATGTCATTAATGAAAAAGCAATCAATGCCCAAAAAGAGCTTGATGAGCTGCATAAACAAAATGCCAGTGATGCCGAAAAACAAGCTAAAGCGGTTGATGAATTACGTAAAAAATATGAAGCGCTGTGGGCTAATGAAAAGGGTCGTAAAGATTTACAAGCACAAGGGGTTAAATCAAAAGACGGTAAATCATTTTCTGGTGGTCAATATGATAAAGATGTAAAAGAAATAACGGATAAATCGCTCAGGCAGTATAACGAACAATTAAAAAATAAAGTTGCGTTACAAGAAAAAAGTACTGCCCTAGCTAAAGCACTTTATGAAATTGAAAAAGGTCAGTATAAAAATGCTAGCCCAGAGCTCAAAAAAGAGATTATCGCTAATGCAAAATTGATAGATGCGCACGAAGCAAAGAAAAAAGCAATACAAGAATCAGCCCGAGCTGCAAAATCTGCGGCACGTGAAACAGAACAATTTATAAAATCGCTAGAATCACAAGCTGATAAGCAGACACAAAAAACATACGCAACTCGTCAAGCGTTGATTGATTCTCAAAAATTAACGGTAGAGCAACGTAATCGAGCTAATGCGGCAAATAATGCAATTACAGCACACGAAAATAAAAAACTTAATGACGAATTACAAAATCAACTCAATTCGCTATTGTTTGATCCTGCCCGCCTTAAAACGGCAGAGATTGATAGATGGTATCAAGCTGTTATAGCACAACTTAAAGCCAATAAAAATATCGAAGGTATTGATTTAATTGACCAGTTGTTACCACTAAAAAAAGCTGAAGCAAATATTGCTGAAATTTTAGCAAAAGTTCAGCAAGCACAATCACAACAGTCAATTAAAGAACAAAGTATACAAGCACAAGTAACTGCTGGTTTAATTACACAAATTGAAGCACAAAGCCAGTTAGTTGATTTGCACAAGCAAACAGCGCAAGAACTTGCCAAATATTTACCTACTTTGCAAGCTATGACAACGCTTCCGGGTCAAGTTGGAGAAAATGCACAAAAAGCACTTGCTACACTTCAGCTACAAATTGCAGAACTAAATAAAACTACCGATGCATTAACCAATGCATTTAAAAACGGGTTACAAAGCGGTATCCAAGGTAGTCTTGATTCTTTAGCAAAAGGTACGTTTGAATTAAAAGACGCATTATTAAATCTTGCACAAAGTATCGTATCTGCAATGGCTCAGGTAGCGAGTAAAGGTCTTGCTGATATTGCCATGAATCAACTCAGTAATTTGGGTAAATCACTTTTTAGCTCAATAACCGATACAGCAGTTGAAAATGCCAGTGCTATCGCTTCAGCAGAACTGATGGGTACAGCAATAACCACTGCGACAAGTGTTGGCTCGGTTGAACTTGGTACTTCATTAACTACCGCAATGACAACGGGAACCGCGGGATTAACAGGCGCAATGGCAGCCGCATTTTCAAGTGGTGCAGCGACCTTATACACAGCAATTACATCGGCTAGTGCGGGTAGCTCCGCTATGTCGGGATTAGCGGGTGTAGCATCTGTTGCGGCAGCGACTGGTGGTTATATCAGTGGACCCGGTACAAGCACATCAGATTCAATCCCTGCTCGCTTATCAAACGGTGAATTTGTTGTGAAAGCTGAATCTGTGAAAAAATATGGTCTCGACTATCTTCACGCTATCAATACGGGACGATTACATCATTATGCAACAGGTGGACCTGTTAGCAATGTCAATATTCCAAAAGCGCCATTACTTGATGATAACCAACAACGCAAAAGCTCACCAACTGTATTGAGTCCCGTTATTCAGCAAGAACTAGTCATTGATGCGGGTGATATGGTCAGTCGTGGCATCAATAGTGTAACGGGTGGTAGAGCATTTAAAACATTTATTCGAGCAAATAAACAAACAATTAAACAAGATTTGGGGATTTAACATGGCTTATCAAAGTGGCATTGCAGATAATGAAATCGATTTACTGGATAAATTAAATCTATTTTTAACAACGGATAGTGAATTAGTTAAAACAGGTGATAACTGGACAGAAATTTACAGTGGTGAAACTGCGGCTACAGCAACTATAGCAAAACGAAAATCATATGCATGGAGTGCGCCAGGGGCTACGGCAGGCAATAATATCTATGTTGCGTGTAAAACAGATAATAGCATTTCAAATGATACTTATAATCTTTATTTCTGCGGTGGAACCTACTTTAATGTTGAATTAATCAATCAACCCAATGACATATTTAGCGGTATGTTAAATCGCACACAAGTTGGATTATTTGCTGATAATAATCCATTACATTACTGGTTTTTTGCTAATAATCGTCGATTTATTGTGGTAACAAAAATGACAACTGTTTATTCAAGTTGTTATTGCGGATTTATGCTACCCAACGCATTGCCAAATGAGTACCCTTATCCGCTTGTCATTGCAGGTAGTTGTAATAATGAATTACTGCGATATTCAATCACAACAGATTATTTTGCCTCAATTATCGACCCGCGTAACAATCATTTTTATGTATTTACCCCAGCGCAGTCATGGCAACAGTTTTATGGTTCAAAAGGTAGCAAAACAGAGTTAGTTTATCCAAGAGGTGTTGAACAATTTTATTATTATGGCAATAAAAAAATCAATGCGTTAACTGCATCACCTGATTACTACTCACCGCTATATCCCGTATCGATTGTAGATGTAAAAAAAGGTGCAACTCAATTTTGGGGGGCATTAGATGGTGTTTACTGGGTACCAGGATTAAGCCGAGCGGCAGAGGATACGATTAAAACCGATGATGGTCGCGAATTTATTATTTTTCAAAACGGTTTTCGTGTAACGAATATTGATTTTTTTGCAATTGAAAAAGTATAGGATAGGAGCTAAATATGGCATATCAAACGGGTAACGCCTCGTCAGTTATGGATTTATTATCAAAATTGGCGACATTTGCACAATCAGTTAATGGGTGGGTTGTAGATAAAATTAATACTAAAGAAAAAGAACTCTATTTACATAATGAAAATTGTTTTTGGAGCCTAAAAGTTGGTACATCAAATTCACTCCCCACGTTGTACATTGCCATTAATAATCAGTTTAACGCAAATTTACCCTGGGACAATCAAGCTGGTTCAAGCTCGATTAATGGTAAAGCAAATTTCTATCGTTATTATTGGGGGGCTGGTACTAATTTTCATAATGAGCCATTTGCGTCATATACATTTTTAGCAACAGCGCAATATATTCATGTTGTTGTTCGTGTTGATTCTCGTCGTTTTCGGCATTTTGGATTCGGAACGCTCAAAAAAGATGGAATTTACAACGGTGGTCATTATGCGTACGGAACACATTCAACAAACACCAATGATACAAGTTCCGCATCATATCCCTTCACCAGTGATATGTACCTGTTTATAGGAAGCCGAGAGTATCGTGCATTCGCTAACGTCGTCAGGGTTAACGGAAAAGACTATTTTTTTGGCGCAAATGAGTCAGGTTATGAAGGCATAGGTGCAATGGGTATTGGTGATGCAACAATTCGGCGTGATTATAAACCACACCCTGATATGTTGCTTGTCGAGGCAAGTTTATCTCAATTTAATAATTTGATAACGTTGGTGCCACAATCGATTTATCTGCATTTGGCTAGCAAACAATATCAACGCATCGGTGTGGTTTCTGATTTTTATGTCGCCAGAATTGATAGTGTTGTTCCTGGTACTATTCGTGAAATTAATGGCGAAAAATATTATTGTTGCTCAGCGACTACGTTTCAAACTGTCACAGATAATGTTCAAGATGAAGATAACAGTTATGACCTTGGCTACTTTTATAGAGTAATTGAGTGATGAGTACCAAACATACAGGATACGTTATTAATGATTTGAAAAAGCTACGTGGTCAGCGCAGCTTTGATTTGCAACAATACCAAGGTATGGCTCGTCTCTCCTTTGTCGTTGAAGACAATACAGGACCAGTTACACGCGGAATACCGTTGCAGTTATTCAATGTACGAAAGGGTTACATTACACAATCATTTTTAAATATTATTTATAACAAGCTCTATATTAATCCATCTACTATTGATGTTGGCTATGTTAGTAATCAGCGAACTATAGAAGTATCAATTTTCAATGGTTATTTCAGCAGTAAAATTTTGACTGATATTACCTATAGTGACAAACAAGGGATCACTGTCAGTAATGTGGCGTTACCACTTTTATTTAGTCGATTAAGCTTAAAAGTGTTATCGATTGATATTGATAGTCATGGCACGGATAGCATTAACTGCACAATTTCGTTTCATTTTTTAAACGCTGAAACCGTTACATTAGTTGTTAGCGGTAATCGTTCGCTACCGCTTCCTCTCTCTCCAAATTGGTCGCATGGTATTACAGAAACATTAGAATGGAAAACCAATGTACATCAATCACAAACAGGGGCAGAACAACGGGTAGCAATGCGATTAACACCTCGTCGGACATTTGAGTTTCAAACGCTTATCCATAAACACGAACGTCGACAAATTGAAAATATACTGTTTCAGAACTATTTAAGCTCATTTTCATTGCCGATTTATAGTGATATTGCATTACTGGATAGAGAAATCAAACCAGGTGATAAAACAATCTATTTATCAACTATTGGGCGAGACTATCATGTTGGCGGTAATCTAACAGTTATGGATGATAGTAATACGATTGTGTCCAATATTGAGTCAATTACAAATTCAAGTATTACGCTATCCGAACCAATATATACAGCTGTTTTAAAAGGTGCAAAAGTATTTCCTATTAAATCGGCAAAATTGACTGAACCACCTAAAATTATCAGGCGAACAGATGAATTAGCAACCGCAGAGTTACGATTTTTATTTGTTGAAAAAAATGACATTAACGTTAATGTTGAGCTACCTATGTACAATAATTTTTATGTACTGGAGCAAGAACCAGACTGGTCAGATGATATACATGTTTCATATGAATCAATGCGACGTGAAATCGACAATCAAACGGGTATCGTGTACTACTCAGATAGCGCAAGTCGTGTTTTTATTACTCAATCCCATGAGTTTTTAATTAATGGCCGTAATAAACAACTTGAACTGCGTGCTTTGTTTTATGCCCTCCGTGGTCGCCAAAAACCAATTTTTGTACCCTCGTTTAGCAATGATTGCAAACTAGTTGATGATGCAACCAGTGAAATTTTAGATATTGAACAAAATAACATGACTGAAACTGATCTCGGTGGACAGTTCTTAAGAATTTTACTGAGTGGTAACCGCATTTTATATCGTGAAATTGTCAACGTAAAAAGCAATAACAAAGGTGGACTTCGGTTGTTGCTCAATAAAAAAGTTGTATTTATGCGCCAAGAAGTAATCAAAATATCCATAATGCGTCTATGCCGTTTAAATGATGACAAAGTTGTATGGGAGCATTTAACTGATGCTGACGGCACGGCAAAAATAAACGTTACATTTAGGGAGGTACGGTATGAGTTGGAGTGAGTTTGAGTATTCTGTTGCAAATGGTCAACCATTAACACTGTATGAGTTTAAAAGACAGAATTTGTATTACCGCTATACAAATGCCGATCGCTCAATAATGGTTAATAATGCGCTATGGGAAGCGATTGCAATTAGTGATAATGGATTATCAGCAAGCAGTAATAATAATGTTGAAATTATCTTACCCGTTACGAATAAAGTGGTTTCTTTTTATCGAGGTGTGCCACCGAGTACATCGGTAAAAATTAGAATTTATCGTATGCATTATCATGATAATCAACAAGAGTTACGGGTGGTATGGGTAGGTAATATCACTGAAGTCAAACGTGAAAAAATTGGTGAAGCAAAAATTATCACCACTAATATTGTCAATACATTTGGTCGTCAGGGATTAAGGCTGACATGGGGCAGAAAGTGCCCTCATGCACTTTATGATAGTAGATGTAAGGTTAAAGCTCGTCATTATGTCATTTCAGGGTTAGAAATCACCGCATTAGATGGTAAATCAATTACATTTAATGTACCACAAGATATTAATAATGGTTACTTTAGTGGTGGCTATATTGAATATGAGTTTGAAGGTCTAACAGAAAGACGAGGTATTCGCATGCATAACAACAATAATTTAAGCTTATATGGTGGAACTTACGGCTTAAGTGTTGGTTTGATAATTAATGTATATCCTGGTTGTGATAATACAATTAATACCTGTGAAAATAAATTTAATAACCATTTGAATTATGGTGGTTGTCCACACATGCCTGGCAAATCACCGTATAGCATTACTAAATTATTCTAGGAGATTCATTATGTGGTGGGCGATTGCGCGTTTTGTTGTTGTACTGGTTGCATCCTATTTTCTAAATCAAGCATTAGCCAAAAAACATAACAACAAGGTCAATGCAGCAACGTTTGATGACTTTGATTATCCGCAACCAGCTGAGGGAACACCCCAGTGCGTATTTTTTGGTGATTGTTGGACTGCGGACTGGTTCGTTCTAGCTTATGGAAATTATCGTTATGAAGCAATTAGAAAATAGCATATGGATAACTATGGCCGATATTCGCCGAGGTGGTGGTTGTGCGTGGGGTCTAAGAGCTTGGTTTAAACACTATGGACTGAGTTTTAAGGATTTTATTCAAAATGGTGGGATTGATAGCGAAACAATTTTAAGTACAGGTGATGCATTAGCTATTCGTGTTGTTGAACTAGCAAAGCAAGCTAGAGTATATAAGAGGTAATTATGGGCGGTAAAAAAAAGAAAACAACGATTGGTTATAAATACTTTTTTAGTATTCAGTCGGGGCTTGGGCGTGGACCAATTAATGAATTAGTTGCCATTACCGCTGATGATAAAACAGTTTTTGCGGGTCAAGCAAATGAAGTCACAGTTAGTAAATCAATTTATATTGATGAACCCAATTTATTCGGTGGTACTAATGTGGGGGGAGAAGGTGGTATTAAAGGAGTATTTGAAATTGCCATGGGTGATGCAGATCAGGAACCAACTAGTCGTGTAAAAAATTTACTGGGCGGTGTTGTGCCTGGTTTTCGGGGCATGGTTACGACTTTCTTTGACGGATTAATTAGTGCTTATTCAGCAAGTCCAAAACCGTGGAAATATAGAGTCAGACGTACAACACAAGGTTGGTCAAATAACGAGGTATGGTACCCAGAAAAATGTATCATCATGTTATATGATGATACATCAACAATTAATGAAAAAGATAATGGAATAAATAGCAATTTAAGAACTATTCACGCAATGAATCCTGCGCATATTTTGATAGAGTGCGCAACCAACAATGATTGGGGACGTGGCCTACAACTGTATGAGGATATTGATTTAGATTCATTTAAAACTGCTGCTGATATTCTATATAATGAAAAATTCGGTTTATGCTTTCGTTACAATCGACAAGATGGGTTAGATACATTTGTACAGCAGGTGTTAGATCATATAGGCGCAGTACAATATGCTGATTTAACAACAGGAAAAATTAAACTAAAACTGATTCGTGATAATTACAAAACAGAAGATTTACCATTGTTTAATTATGATAATGGTATTTTAGTGGTACAAGACGATGATAGTAGCGCTTCCGATAACGTGCCAAATGAAATTGCGGTTAAATGGCATAATCCAGTCACAAATGAAGATAGTGAAGTTCGGGCACAAAATTTAGGTGCAATTCAAGCGGTTGGTTTAATCAGTAGCTCTATTGAATATAAAGCACTACCCACATTTGAGCTGGCTGCACGTGTTGCACAACGAGAGCTAGAATCTGGAATAGCAGGTTTAATTCGTTTAACGATTCAGTTTGATCGGCGCGGTGAAATATTAACTCCTGCTGATTGTTTTCGGGTATCACTGCCAGACAGGGATATTAAAGATATGGTCATGCGGGTTGGCTCTATTAACGAGCACGAAAATGGAATGCTTGAAATCACCGCAATTCAGGATGTTTTTGGATTGGCAGATACCGTTTATAACAGTGGCAATCAATCTGGAACTGGGATAGTGCAAGATACAACACCAAGGCCTGTTGAAAATTATATGTTATTTGAATCTCCCTATTTTGCAATGAGCCAGTTATCAAATCATGATGTTAATAACGAGTCAGGCTATATGCTCCTAGTTTCTGCTCAGCCAAATTCACAGTCAATTAACTATTTATTACAAACGGCAAGTGAAGGGGCTGATTTTACAATAAGAGGAACATGTGACTTTACACCAAGTGCGGTATTAATCAGTAAACGTCAGTTAAGTAAAATAGATACACAATTAAACGTGATTTTTAACAAAAATATGACAGATGTTTCAATTGGTAGTGCAGCTATTATTGGTAATGAAATCGTTCGAATTGATGCATTTGATGAGTTAAATGGCACCGTAACAATAGCAAGGGGATGTGCAGACACATTACCACAAACACACAGTAAAGATTCGTTTATCTGGTTTTTTGATAGCCTATTTGAAACGGATGGCATTGAATATTTAAAAGGTGAAGTTATTTATGTTCAACAGTTAACACAAACTAATACTGGAACACTCAGTGCAAATAAAGCCCCCATTCGAGCACTAAAATTTGACGCAAGAGCCGCACGACCATATCCTCCAGCTAATTTACAGGTAAATGGTGTTATTACAGAGACAATAACACTAAAAGAACAAGAAACAATAGTATTAACATGGTTACATAGAAACAAAGAAATACAACAAGATAATCTCATTGCATATAATGAGGGTAATATTGATAAACCAGAAACCGTTGAATATCATATTGAATATTATTTAGCTGGTGAACTAAAGAAAACAGTAGTAACAAATGAAAATTCTCACGAATTAGAAATTAATGACACCGAACGTTTTGATGAAATTCGGATTTACGCATACGACACAAAATCCGAGTTAGAAAGTTTACAAAAATACATTTTACAAATTAAAGCTTAATATTTGTAATTTGTTTTCATATGATGAAAAATACAGAATAGTTAATTATCACTTAATTTGGGCGTGATTTATCACGCTCGGCATCATTATGTGGCCACTGGTATCTATGGCTATAATGATGATCAAACTAGGGGACTTCTAAGTTGTGATCCTTTTTTTGATTTTGATTATTTTCATTATGCGCCAACCAGTAACAGTGACTTTAGTAATAAAGAGCTTGCTAAAAGAATAAAACAAATTAAAGAAGATTTAACCTCTATCAAAAAAATATTGAGCAAGCATAATTTAGATCTTTATGAAAGAGATGATCCGAAATTAGTTACGCTTTATAGATATGATGGTTCTATATCAGTTCATCTGTATAATGATTATTCTAGATTGGCTTTCGAATATCTTCTTCAAGGTAATTCAGCCAAGAATATAACCTTAAATACTAAGGATGGTAAAAAGACGACATTATCTGTTAAAAATTATCAGGAACTTTTAGCCTATTTGGAGGGAGTAGAAAATGGCATAGTCAGAGGTATTGTAGAAAAAATAATTGATCCATATAATCAAAATATAACTAACAAAATCAATCAATTTGAAAAACGCTCAAAAGATATAAAAACAGAAAGTTATCAACAAAAGATAAAATGGGTTCTAATAGGTGAAAGAAAGCCATCATTAATGGGTTGTGAATTAGAGTTTAAAGCCGATGGATATCCGTCCGTAAAATCTGACTCAAGTATGTCATCATCTTGCTTTCAAAATGCTTATAAAAGTAACTATGTTGATCAAATTTATAATCAACCTATTATGAGTTTTATAAATATGGTTACAAATTAATCAATTAGTATGCTTATAAACTGCTTTGTAAAAACAAGCAATTTATGCTCCAAAGTAGTAAAAAAATATTGTTGTTACCTATCTATTGAATGTAATTAACCACATCACTCAATAGAGGTACAACAATGCCAACATTCTTATCCCCTTTGGATGCACAAATACATCCAGATTACCTAATTGATATGAAATATATCACAACACTCACAGGCATGACAGATAAATGGTTTTATGCCTTGATAAAACAAAATAAATTTCCACCTCCTATTAAACTAGGAAGATCCTCGCGTTGGCGTCTGAAAGAGGTTGAAGCATGGATAAAGACCAAAGCTAATTAACAGTTAAATTTCTATTAACCAAAGCCACATAGTCAAATATGTGGCTTTTTTATGTCTAAATTTCTATAATTGAGGAATTTCGTTATGTCCTTAACTGATTTAAAAATAAAATCAGCCAAACCACACGATAAACAATATAAACTTTCTGATGGTGATGGTTTATTTTTGCTTGTTCACTCCAACGGTTCTAAATATTGGCGCTTTCGCTATTATTTTAATGCTAAAGAAAAATTAATGTCGATAGGCCAATATCCTAATGTTTTATTAAGCGAAGCTAGAAGGCTACGAGACGAAGCCAAATCATTACTAGCTAGAAATATTGACCCACAGGTAGAAAAGAAAGCAAAACAGTTTGAAGATGAAATACAAGTTACTTTTGAACAAGTTGCTCGTAAATGGTGTACCAATAATAAAACTTGGTCTGAGCCACATAGAGCAAAAGTACTACGAACATTAGAATTGTATTTATTCCCAAAAATTGGCGCTTATTCTATTTCAGCATTAACTACTCGTCAGTTAATTGTTCCAATTAAAGCTGTTGAAGAGCAGGGGCGTTTTGAAGTCGCTAGCCGATTACAACAACGTACTTCAGCAATAATGCGCTATGCAGTACAAAATGGTTATATTTCTTATAACCCTGCTCAAGATTTAAAAGGGGTAGTGAGTAAAGTAAAGGTTAATCATCGCCCTGCACTTGAACTCGAACAAATACCTGAACTTTTAGAACGCATTGATAATTTTAAAGGACGAGAGTTAACCAGATTAGCAATTAAACTTTCTCTAATTATATTTATTCGTTCTAGTGAACTACGGTTTGCTCGTTGGTCAGAAATTGATTTCGATAAAAAGATTTGGACTATTCCTGCTGAAAGAGAGAAAATTGATGGTGTACCTCATTCTCACCGAGGTTCAAAAATGAAAACGCCTCATTTAGTTCCGCTAAGCGATCAAGCAATTGATGTTTTAAAACAAATACATGAAATTAGTGGAATGTATGAGCTGGTATTTATTGGTGATCATTTTACAAGAAAACCAATGAGCGAAAATACGGTTAATAAAGCACTTCGAACAATGGGTTATGACACCAAGACAGAACTTTGTGGACATGGTTTTAGAACTATGGCTTGTAGTGCATTAGTTGAATCGAATCTATGGTCACGAGATGCTGTTGAACGCCAGATGAGTCATCAAGAACGTAATGGCGTTAGAGCAGCTTATATCCACAAAGCACAACACATTATCGAACGAACTAAAATGGTTCAATGGTGGGCTGATTACTTGGATTCAATCCGCACTGAGTTTATTATGCCTTATGAGTTCAAAACAAATTAAAAAACACCTCACTGTTTAATTCATTTCTCAATATCAATTAATATCAAAAAATTAAGGAATTGTTTATGCAAACATTACCTAGTGTATCATCATGCCTAAAATCCACTACGGTGGGTTCTGGTATGATCTCAGTATTTATCACCAATTTAGAAAAATATAACGAAGGAAAATTGATCGGTGAATGGCTAGAGCTACCAACAACACCAGAAAAAGTAAAACAATGCTTTAAACAAATTGGCATTGATAGTGTTAATTACAAAGAGTTCTTTTTAAGTGGTTACAAATCGTCTATATATGGCATAACAAATTATATCTCTGAAAATAGCAATCTTAATGAACTAAATTATTTAGCCTGTAAACTTGACGAATTAAGTCATGATGAAATGGAAATCTATGAAGCAGCAATTGATATTAGCGGATACGTTAATTCAATTGCTGATTTAATTAACCTAGCAGATAATCTAGATTGCTTTCAATGTCTATATAACATCAGCAATGAATATGATTTAGGTTTCTACTGGATTGCTGAAAGTGGTTGTTATAGTTTAAAAGAACTTGGTAACTTAACTAATTACTTTGATTACGAAAAGTATGGTCGTGATATTGCGCTTGAACAAAGCGGTACATTTTATTCTGGTAATTACATCTATTATACAGGTGAAAGTTTTAGTTCCGATTACGATGGTAAAAGTGTTCCTGAAGAGTATTGTATTTCTACTATAAATGCATTGGATGATTAG